GGGCGTCGGTGAGGTACACGTCGCCCGTCGCCATGAGGGCCCGGAACTCGCCGGCGGGGCGCCCCGACCGCTCGGCGTAGATGCCGGCGATCACGTCGGACTGCCGATCGAGGAGGTCGGCCATCTCGCGCATGTCGCCGGCCGGGCCGATCGCAAGTCCCCACGCCTCGTGGATTGCCATCTGGCTGTTGGAGACCATGACGCGGTGGTCGCCGGCCTGGACGATCACCGAGGCGATCGATGCGGCCATGCCGTCGACGCGGGTGGTCACCTTGGCCGGGTGCATGCGCAGCGCGTTGTAGATCGCGATGCCGTCGAACACCTCGCCGCCCGGCGAGTTGATCTGCACCTCGACCTCGGCGGCGGTGACGTTCTGGAGCTCGCGGGCGAAGTCTTCGGCGGACACGCCGAAGAACCCGATCTCGTCGTAGATCCGCACCGTGGCACGGTCCGACGTCGCGTTCTTGATCTCGTACCAGGATCGGCCTGCCGCTCGGGGCAGGCGCGCCCGGATCTTCTGACGCAGCGCGTCGTGGTCCATCGGTGGCTCCTCGGGTGGAGGGCGGTCAGTGCTGGCCGTCGAGGTTGAACGCGGCCGTGAGGGCCGGGACCTCGAGGTACGGCAGGACGATGTCGGCGAGCGCCTGTGCGGCGCTGGCGTCCTTGGCCGGGACGGTGGTGTCCGTCTCGGTCGCGATCGGCGCACGGTTGACCTGCGCCCACCACTTGTCCCCCCACGGCACCGGGGGCAGGCCCCGGCTCGCACGCCACTCGTTGATCAGGAGCCCACCGGCCTCGATCTGGCCTCGCTCGCGGTCCCACTGGGCATTGAGCGCTTCCTGGAGCGCCGCGACCTGGCTGTAGTCGTGCGCGATGTGACCGACCGGCGAGCGGCGGAACATCGGGATCAGCTGCTCGCGCAGCTCCTCGGCGAAGAAGGCGCCCTCGGGCACGAGGGCGTTCTCCCAGAGCAGCCGGTCGTACACCGTCGCGTTGGCGAGGGTGGCGTGCTCGAGGTCGTTCATCAGCGGGGCGGGGACGCCGTACGCGTTGCACGCGTCGCGCAGGGTGATGTTGAGCCCGTTGGCCCACTCGACGTCCTTGGGCGAGAGGCCCATGGTGTCGAACTGCGCCTGGAAGCGGAGCACTGCCCAGCGGTGCGACTTGTCGACACCGCGGAAGCGGTCGTCGAGGGCCTGCTCGAGGCGCTTCGCGTCGTCCTCGCTGTAGGTGACGCCCTGCGGGGGAACGACAGCGCCGCCGACGTTGTAGCCGTTGTCGAAGATCTTCTTGTTGGCCTTCATCATCGCCGACTGGGTGTCGGCGGCGAGGCGCGCGGCGGCGAGAGGCGACAGGGCGGAGAACTCGTCGAGCGGGTTCGGGTTACGGAACCACACGATCTCGTCGGTGCGGAACGGGATCTCCTGGCCGCCGTTCGGCGGCGTGAAGATGAAGCCGGCGAGGTACTTGTCGGGGTGCGGCACCGGTCGCATCTGGGTGGGCTTCACCCACCAGATCTCCTGGGGCACCCCACGCTGGTCGCGTTCGACCGCCCAGTACGCCTCGCCCCACAGGTCGCGGCACATCTGGGTCATCTTCTTGAGCCGGTACGGCGTCCAGAAGGGGTTCACGTAGCGCAGGAGGTCGTACTCCGAGCCGGCGGTGATCTCCTTCTTGGTGGGGCTGTCGTCGTCGTAGAGCCGCACCGGGAGCTTCGCGAGGAGCCGGGAGCGGAGGTCGCACAACGAGAAGATCAGGCTCGACGTGGCGATGTAGTCGCCGTAGCTCTCGGGCGAGAAGAGGCTGTCGTCGTGGCCACGCTGCGCGTCGTAGCGGTCGACGACGCCCGGGCCGACCTGGAAGTTGCGCGGGTTGCGGTGCGCGTCGATGCGCTCGAGGAGGCCCATCAGGTGGACTTCTCGCGCTTGCCGGTCTGCCAGCCGACGACGATCGCCGCCCAGCACCAGGCGCCGACGAACCAGATCGCGCCGAACACGGTGCGGACGATCCAGCCGAGCGCGAAGAACGGGAACGCGAGGATGGTGAGGAGCACGCGCAGGGGCCGCAGCTCTCGCGCGTGGGCGTGGACCTGGTCGAGGAGCACGGTGGTGTTCAACGGTGGTCCCCCTCGGGTCAGGCCATGAGGTCGCCGGCGAGGACGACGTCGGTGACGGGCGGCTTCGAGGCGAAGAAACTGCCGACGGTCGCGGCCACGAGCGGCGAGATGTCGACGGTCGAGTCGCGTCGTGACCACTTCCACGAGTCGCCCACGATGCGGCGGCCAGCGCCGGCGACAGCGACGTTGAGCGCGTACTCGTCGCGGTGGACGAACGTGGTGTCGAGGACCCCGGCGAGGAACTGCTCGCACGCACGGGTCTGTTCGAGACCGGCGAGCAACACAAGCTTTCCGGTCGGGTTCGACTGGTTGCGGACGGTGAACCCGGCCCGCTCGAGGTCGGGGATCATGCCGCCGACCGGGCCGGTCGGGTCGATGACGACGGCGAGGACCTCGTGCTCCTGGTCGATCTCGAGGAGGCGTCCCGGGTTGTCGACGTCGCCGAGGATCCATGACGTGCCGGCGTGATGGTCGGCGAGGTGGGTGACACCGTTCGAGTGGGCGGTGATCGCGGCGGACGCGTGGTTCGGGGCGACGTCGAGACCGAGGACCACCGGGTCGGGCACCTCGGCGTCGCGTTCGGCGCATGCTTCCCACGCGTCGATCGGGATGCCGGACGAGCCGGCAACCGGGTCTTCCCACCAGCCGAGGAACTCGCGGGCGAACTCCTCGACCGGCAGGGACCGTCGCATCGCTTCGACGAAGTCGATCGAGATCCGCCGCTCGAGCGCCGGGTTGGCGAGGCGGACCTTCTCGATGTCGTCGAGCGCGCAGCCTTTCGTGTCGACGGCGTGGGTGCAGTCGACGGTCTCGCAGCCGAGCGGGGCGCACCATTCGATGTAGGCGAGCGACGGATCGTTGCCGGCGCGGCCACGCTCGCGGAGGCGGCGGAGGATGGTCGAGCGCAGCTGTCCGGCCGACGAGCCGTAGTAGATCCTGGGGTTGCCGGTCTGGGAGCGGGCGGCCATCGTGGGCAGCAACGACCCGACGTGGTTCGCTTGGAGGGCGAACGCCTCGTCGAGGAACACGACGTCTCCGGTGAGGCCTCGACCAGCCGACGACGTGCGGGCCTTGAAGCGGATCCGCTGACGGTTCTTGAGCTCGATCCCGACGCGGCCGTTGCCCTGGCTCCCCACCTCGTCCCGGACGAGGACCACACGGCGGCGCATCCAGTCGGTCCCGTCGATGATCTCCCGCAGGTCGCGGAACGATTCCATCGTCGTGTCGAACTCGTGGGCCGACCAGACGAGGAGCCGCGACCCGACCACGAACAGCTCGTAGAGGGCGATGAGCTTGAAGAGGAACGTCTTTAGGTTCTGGCGGGCACACACGATGCACGCCTCGAGCGTCGCCCACCGTGGTCCGTTCTCGGCGAGGAGCGCGTCCAGGGCGAGACGCTGCTCGGGGTCGAGGGTGAACCCGAGATCGGCGGCGAGCTCGGCGACCTCGGCGGCCGCGGAGGTGCTGGTGTGCTCGGGCACCCAGAGGTAGGCGGGGGGTACGCGTACCCCGTCAAGCACTTGCAAGGCGCTTCTCTCGCCGCTTCGACAGCTCGTCGCCGAGGTCGCCGACCTTGTCCAGGTCCTTCAACGCCTCGGCGAGGGCCGCGAGGTGCTGGCGGGACAGCGCGGCGAGGCTCGAGCCGGAGTCCTCCGCTCCGTTGTCGATGCGGATCGCGAGGGCGAGAGCGTTCTGTCCTGCCGGCGTGTGGACCCGCCCTGACGACGTGAGCTCGGACAACGTGGCCGAGAACACCCCACCGGCCGGCGATGCGGAGCCGGTCTCTTCCCCGGCCGGGGCGGCCTCCGCGCGCTGGCGGCGAGCCTCGAGGTCGGCCTTGCGGCGACGGTCACGGGCGCGGGCTCGCTGGCATTCGGTGGCGTCGCAGAACCGGGCGCGGGGGCCCTTCACGACTCGCTTCTTGCAGGCCTCGCACTTCTTCGCACGGGCCATCGGAGCCCCCTCGTCGTCACCAGCCCGGCGGCGGCGGCGGATCCACATGGGTCCGCGGCCGGCGGATGCGGTTCGTCTTCTGCGCGCCGTCGGCCCGGTTGCACCGTCGGTGCTCCGGCCCGGTCCATCCACGGCGGTCGTCGGTGTGGCCCAGGTCCCAAGGTTCGGGGACCAGGCCCTCAGGCTTTCGGAGCAGCCGGATCGGCTTCCCGCACCGGGCGCAGGGGAACCCGCCGGCGGCCACGAGCGGCGCGAACGTCCGCTTCAGGCGCTGGTGCTCGGCCCCGTAGCCCCGCTCGATCTTCGACAGCTGCGAGCGGCCCAACGATCACCCCCAGGCGAGCGTGTGAGCGTGAAGGTGTGAGCCACGAGCCCCGGGGAGAGAGAGCGACCC